ATAACTTGTTTTACTGGTGCCAACTAGTTTTGACTCTGTCATTTTGCTTTCTCCGACTTCAGACTTTGCTGTTATTTTTTGCGTAACAATTTTAGGACCCTTGAATTTAATCACGTGTTCAGTGGCAAATTCGCTTAGACTTGCAATAAAATCATACCATGAATCTTGTGCTTCTTCAGGCTTGCCCTCAACTGGATCGTTGTAGGTTTTGATTTGCAACCCTTCGTTGTCACTGATCGTGACAGTCACAGGTCCCAGATTGACACCATTGGTAACAAAGTTAAAATTGAAAATTCTAGCATTTTCAATTTGATCTTCCATGCTGGGCGGAATCGGTTGATTATTTTGGTCTTTTAAGACAATATTGGGAAAACCTTCGATTTTATCGAACAAGTCTTCAGCCACTCGATTTAGATTAGTTTCCATATTTCATATTTATCATAACGTACTAGAAACGAATATCGGCATTGGAGGCTCGAAATCGTCTTCTTCCCATGAATCTCTCACGCTGATTCGTTCGTATACTCTAGGGTCCCAATCTGCTAATACTTGTATCATACGCACGTTTAATAGCATACTTGACACCAAGTCATCATGTTCACCACTTTTGGCTTTGAAACTAACACCTTGAGCAATGTATGATTTCAATTCGCTGATAAACGGCTTACTGGCTATTTTAAGTGTTCCACTTTCTATTAGATACTTTAATCTTGCAGCGGCCGCAATCTTGGTCTTGTGTGTGGTATTGAATCCTTTGCGGAACTTACGAACATGTCCTTTACGCATAGGTTCACTAACAAACAATCCTGGAAATTGATCCTCTCCTATATCTTTAATCACAACCAGTCCTGCTTCGCCAATGGTGTTGTTTTCAATACTCCAATATATGTCATTCATATTAGAATCACTTATAGATTCTTTGATATAATTTAACATGTCTTTTAGAATTCGTATTTGACCCTGTATAGGAGTTTCATTGTGACGCCATTCTGCCACTTGTTCAAAACTTGGTAATTCGATGATTTCAATAGCAGCGTAGTCACCGCCTGTGCCTAGACTAGGATCTAAACTAATCACGTAAACATTTCCAGATTTAGGTTTCTTAAACCAACGGGCTTGTCCCATATTCATTATGGGATTTGTTCCTGTCAGTTCAGCAAGACATATACTATTGATCAATGTTTCGTCAAAGATCAAAAATTCACAGTTGTATTCTCGACGAAAACGCTCTTCGCCTATACGTCCTTTTTCTTGTGCGGCCCATGCATCATCACGATCCGGATGTTCGTTCCAGTGACAGGTAAAAGGACTAAATCCATTGCTGCCTAATCCGTCAGCACGTTCGTTGCCAAAAGCATCGAACTTATTATTTGCTTCTTTCCAAATTCTACTGAATTCGTCTTCGTCGCTGTTGGGTGTTGATGTAATGATTGCACGACCGCCAGTGGCCAGTGTAGGGGATATAGAAGTCCAAAACTCTTCAGCAATGTTGGGTTCCACGAAGGCAAACTCGTCACAATACAATAACGATATCGACATGCCTCGACCAGTATTACCAGTTGTGGTAGTTGACACAATACGTGATCCGTTGTCAAATTCTATACTACCTTTGTTATAGTTAGTAACCCCACACCGTATGTGATCTGGGCACAGTTCGTAGGCATAACGAACACGTTGCATAATTTCTTGAGATCCTGTATATTTGTGTGCGGCAATCAGTATGGTTTGATCTGGACTAAACATTGCAAACCATAACAAATATGCACTGGCACAGGTAGTTTTGCCCATCTGTCTGGGCAACATATTAACAGTAAATCTATAATTGTGATAGGCGTCTAACAATCGTGTTTGAAAACCAAATGGTTCAAACAACATCTTGCCTTTAACTGGGTGTTGGATATAGAAAAAGTTTTCACAAAAATAATGATACCCTGTATCTGGATCAGCACATTTCAATAGTTCATTGACCTGCTGTTCTGTAAAGGTTTCTTTTTTGTGAGCACGTTTAACTAAAACGCCGTCTAGTGATTTTGATGACATAGTATATTTACAAATAACAAAGCGGGCACAAGCCCGCTTTGAATCATAATGGCAGTATTATCTATATGATTGATATTTGTTTAGCAGTTTACTTTTTACGCTCTCTGCCATGGGATTATCGCCAGGATATTCTTTTTTATACTGTTTGTGCGGTGCATTAAGACCACCGGCATTGTCATGTGTTAATGCACTGATGTCGCTGTAGTTTTCATCTGGTTCGTTGGCAAATGCTTCTTTGGGCTTGTCTGCGTCATCAAACCCGTCATTTCCCGGTAACATTGTAGGCTTACCCGAAAGACGCATAATTTGATCCAAAGAATCTTCGTCATCATCAGTACTCATCATGTCTGGATCCATAATGTTTCCTACCATGTCACCCGGAGTTGAAATATCCATATGTGGCATATCCGGCATATCACCGTCGGTATCTTCAATGTTTTTCAAAATGGCCATCAAGTCACGAATACCGCCTGCACCACTGCCGTTCATGCTGACGTTCATTGAAACTGTGTCTGGTTGAGGAGTAGGTGACGATCCCATAGGCGAACCACATGATTCTACTGTGTTGCTTTCAGTCACTGGACGATTGTCTAATTCTGCAATTTTTTTGTATAAGTCGCTGAAGTTCATTTTATTTTCCTTTAGGGCTAGGGATCTTGTTTTGAGTTGACCCCAAAGGACTTGCACTAGATTTTAGTTCGTCCGTGTTTTTTGTTGTTTCTGTAGGTGCTGTTTTTGCCAATAGTTGTTCGTTCGCACCTTTGACTTGTGTGTATTCGGCTGGATTTTTGCTTAATTCTTTTAAGAAATTAACCACACGTTTTTGACCAACTAACTCTTGGCCGCTGGTGTCAACTTCGTAATCTTTGTCTAATATACTTTCTTTGGTGGGTTCATTGTGTTGCAAGTTCAATGCAATTTCGGCCATTTCACCCGGAGTTCTCACACGTATTCTTGATGCACTGACTGATAACTTGTCAGCCAACAGTTCTGTTAACACCGCACTGGTTGCGGGATATGCTAAATCAACTTCGAACACATGTACTTCAGAATTTTGGTGTCCTGGAAAATCTAATGGATTAGATTGAATCGGTGTTGTTTTGCCTTTTGACAGTTTGTTTACAACATATTTGCTCATAGCACTTTTCATCTGTTTATCAACAGACTCAGGCAGTGCCCCGCATAGTTTTACAGTAAAAGGATAAGTCTTTTTACTTTCTGTAAGATGTTCTTGAAAAGATTTCATGGTAAATTCCTAGTACTATATTTATTTCATACTCTTTAGTTTTTCAATAAGACTATTGCGATCTGTAATAATCACGCCTTGCCCCTGAATAGTATTGTCTTCTTGCCCTGCTTTTTGATCAAGTTGTTGCTTCTTAAGTTGCAGTTCTATCATTTTTAGTTTTTTATCTAATTTTGCAGACTTAGCATCAATTGCATTTTTCAACATAGTACCAGCAACTTCAAAAATACGACCACTGTATCGTGCTTCTACATTCATACCTAAATCCATCAGATCATCATAGGCATCAGTAGCACGTTGCGCCAAATCATCCAATTCCTTGTCACCGATATCACCTAGACCTTTAACCACTGGCAATGCTGCTGATATCTTATCAAATTCGCTGATATCTCGCAACATAGCGGTAGATTCTACTGGCAGATTTTCTTTTTGTGTTTTCTTAACTTCTTTTTTATTTTCTGGGAGATTAAGAATTTCTTCAAGTTTTTTCATACTTTTACTTATCGTTTTCTAGTGCTATTGGCGAATAAGTCTGTTTCGTTCAGCACACGAAACTTTATACCTTGACTTTTACACCATGCTTGTGCAGCCTGCCACTTGGCTTGATTTTTCACGTACTGCATTTGATTATTCTTATTACGACCAACTTTTTCTAACAGTGTTTGATTGGCTGGTTTAACTTCTATCAACTCGGTTAGCATTCGACCATCCTTGTCAATGTATTGAATGAAAAAATCAGGGACGTACACAGTGTTGCGATTAGTTAGTGGATCTCTATAAGGAATTTGTATGGCTTCGCTGGCCCATTTTAAGATGTTGTCGTTGTTGTCACAAAATCTCATAAATGCCCATTCCCACGAACTGCGATATGTGGGACTTTTGTTACCAACATATTTGGCTGGTCGTGTTGGAACAAATTTACCTCGAGCAAATCTACTCATGGCCTTATATTTCTTGCTTCGAAATTTTGTTGTGTAAACGGTAGACTGTACCCTAATGCGCTGGTCGCCTGTCTATTGTTATTCAACACCTCAGCAACTACTCTGCTGAGTTGTACATCTGTTAACCCTTTTAGAGTGTCTATAACAGTAAAAGGTTTAACATTTTCAAATTTAGCCTGTGTTAAAATACTGATAGCAGTGGATCTTGCAGCATCGATTTCAAATCCACGTTTTGTAAAAAATCCAACTACTGCATCTATTTCGCTTGCAGCAAAAGATATTTGTGATAAAAAATAATTGTCAAAAAAAGTTTTTACAGCAGCACTACTGTCATTGACTACCGTAGTCGATCCTGGTAAACTACTCATGCTAAATTCCTTGGGGTTGCTTTGGTACTGGGTATGGTAGCAGCAGGTTGAGGTATTACAATTTTATTCAATCCTCCACTACGTTGTAGTTCAGTATCTACGCTGGCATTTCCGATAGTATTGGTCAATGTGCGATTTATAATACGTTGCCCTTCTGCATTAAGTCCACGTTGTGTAGTGGTTTTGGCATTTTGATAACTGTTAATCGTTTTTACTGCATTTGCATAGGCTTCTGTGTCAGGTTGAAAAAATCTCTTGGCACCAACATCTTCAAACGGTGTTACGCCTCCTGCATCGACATTATTGACTGTGCCAAGTTTAGTCGGACTGGGGGTTTTGTCATAGTGTTGTATAGCAAAACCTAATGGATCACCCTCTGTTACTCTGCCGTTACCAAAATACAATCCTTCATATTCTAAAGTCATTGTGATCTCTTGAGGTTGTCCTGAACCATAATCCACAGTGTCAAACTGCCACGATTTAATGATAGGGTTAACCATGGTATAACTTACATATTGTTGTTTAGCCATTTGATACAACACAATATTTTTAAAAAACGGTTTAGTACTGCCGTTGTCTA